TCAGGCTTTACTTCGATTAACCACGTTTCATTATTGTTAAACTTTATTTTAAGATCTACAAAATATCTGTGATAACGTTTATCTACATCCCATAAATAAGGTATAACGACTTCTTCTGAAGACCATTTCAATACCTGTGGATTATTGTCGCACCACTTAAAACAATGCCTCTCCCATAGGGATCGGTATACTACCTTAGACGAATCACCGGTATACTTTGCAGGATTTTTAGGTTTGTATTTTCCGCTATAAGCCATATAAATCTGTATAAATAGAATCAAAGTAATATTTATAAGGCTAAATAAATGGCAAATGTTCTGGAACTTTATAATCGATTTAAAGGTGGTGGAAAGGGTGGTAAGATGGTTTATCCATTAGAGAACCAAGCTGACTACTTAGGTAAAATAACGTTTCACCCTATTGATGAAACACCGGTTCAATTACAGAATGAGTTTGGAAACTTGGTAGCATTAGGAAAAGAACTCATAGAAAAGAGCTACAGCGGAGTTAGAGGCTTGCTAGATAAAACCTCTGATCCTGAATTAAAAAAAGAAAATGAAAAAAAATTATCAGATATTAAAGATAAAGCAATAGCAGCATTTAATGGAACAAATAACATTGAGACCTCAAAGGCTTTTGATGAAAACAGCGTAACAGGGATTACAGGTAAAAAAATATCATTATATCTTCCGAGAGCAATACAAATACAAGATACAGTAACATATGATAATACCTTTCAACTTGGTCTGATAGGTGGTGCAGCTGAACAAGCTTTAAATAGTGCTTCTAGTGTTGCTGGCGCAATTGGCGGAGTTGTTGCCGGTCAAGCAAAAGGTATATATTCAATGTTGGGCGGAGATAATAGTGGTATGAGCAGAGATGCTGCCGGAATTATTGCAGGAAGAGTTACTTCAAAAATAGGAGGGGGATTAGGAGAGGGTATAGGTGGCGCTATACGAAGCGCAACTCAACTTACCACAAATCCAAACACTCGTGCTTTATTTAGAGATGTTCCTATTCGTAACTTTTCTTTTGCATTTCAATTAGTACCTACAAGTCGAGTAGAAGCACGTATGATAGAAACTATTATTAAAACATTTCGTGAAGAACTTTATCCAGAAGCGTTACAAGCAGGTGGAATAAATATTGGTTATAGATTTCCGAATAGATTTATAATTAAAGTAAAATATAATAATAGAGATATTCCTGGTATCAAATTTTTACCGGTTTATATGCAATCATTTAATGCGACTTATAATGCTGGTACTGGCGGTATGCACAGTGATGGTAAATTTACTTCAGTTGATATTAGTATGGCATTTACAGAGACAAGAGCAATCGCTAAAGCGGATGTAGAAAAAGGAGGTTATTAATGGCGCTGTTCTTTAAAAACTTTCCACTCATTACCTATAATTTTGGTGATGAAGTCACTCCGTCATTATATCAAAACTTAAGTGTCTATATCAAACTCATAGACGAAATAAAAGATGACATAGCTTTCTATACAACATTATTCATTCAAGATTACGATAGACCTGATTCTCTTTCATATAAATTATATGATACAACTGAATTCTATTGGACATTCTATTACTTGAATACTGATATACGTGAGAGCGGATGGCCATTGCCTTATCAAGATCTATTACCAAAAGCAAAGAAAGATTATCCACATCAAGTAGTCACAACAACAGGCAATATATCTAAAACATTTTTACCAGGTCATACTGTAACTGGTTCTGTTTCTGGTAGTACAGGTACCGTAATAAAAAGATATTTAGATCTTGGCCAAATTATTATTGATAGTCCGAATAATTTTAATACCGGAGAAACTCTTACCCCTTCTATCAATGGTGTTGCTCAAACCGCAGATATTGTTCTTGTGTCATCTGGTGCTGCACAATATAATGCAGTTCATCACTATGAAAATGCAAGTGGAGAATATGTTGATATTGGTTTAGTTCCATCAGGTACAGGTACAGGTGCATTTCCGACTGTATCAGCATTTACTCCAGTTACATACTTCGAACGTATTACAGCAAAGAATGACTCACTCAAAGAAATAAAAGTTTTAAGTCCAGATGTCGCTGCTCAAGTGAAAACAGAATTTAATAAATTGTTATTAAGAGGATAGTAGTATGACTACAGGTAATGAGTATGACATGCAGCATGCTGGAGATTATAGGATATTAAGTTTTCTTTTTGGTTCTCATAGACATGATGTTCCGATTGAATTAAAAGGCAGTATAGATGAAATAGAAATATTTGAAGCTATAGGCGTACCATATCTAACCGGAAATTTTACTATGAAAGATGATATGAGATTTTATGACGGTGTCGATATTAACGGTACTGAAATGATTAATATTACATTAATATCTCCTGAAAATCCTGACCGTCACCTGGTGAAAAAATTTCATATTGTTGAAATAAATGCTGGAGCAAAGACAGCCGACAATATTGAAATTCTTAAAATAAAAATTTGTGAAAGTAATCATTTCAATAATAATTTAATGAAAATTAATAAAGCATACACCGGTACTCCAGATAAAATTATAAAAAACATATTAAAAGATAATTTAGATCTTGATATGGAAGAAGAAGATTTACCGGCAATTAAACCATATCAAAAACCTATGAAAGTAGTTATTCCATATATGACGCCATTTGAAGCAGCAACATGGATTTGCAGTATGATGTCAACTGAACTTGGACTACCATATTATTTATTTGCCACACTTAACGATGCAAATATTCAATTAAAATCTTTAGAGGAAATACTAAGAAATCCTGCATGGAATAAACATGCACCATATAGATTTTCTGCATCATATAACCAAGCAACAGCTGCACTCAATTCTGAACAAAATACATTTAATGTAGGAGCTTTTAATTCAAGTTCTAAAGAAAATGTATTTGCTTTAATGGCGAGTGGTAGCACTGCTGGCAAGCGTTCAATCACTGATATGACGACAGGGCAACTTATAAGTTATCATTTTGATGTAGATGATCTTTTCCAACAATTAATAGATACGGAAATTATTGATACAGAACACGAACCAGTGTTTCATTCAAAGTATCGTTTTAAAGATAAACCAATGAATGAATATAACCACTTTAATTCACACAGAATCGTTGCGAATCGAACATATAATGGTGTATCTAATATTTATGAAGAAACTTCTACAGGTGCATATAGATTACAAGGCTGTAAAAATGCACTTCATAACATGATTAAAAAGTCATCAATAAATATAAGAGTTCCGGGTAGAATGTATATGATTGGACATAATGCTAGTATTGGAAGACAAGTAGTTTTTATATATCCAGCAAACAATACAGATGAAATCGGTGAATCTACTGCATCTGATCAAGATCTCATTGATAATAAACGATCTGGTACATATGTGATATATACAGCTAGACACCATTTCAATCAAACGCAGCATAATGTTGATATGAGTTGTGTAAAACTAGGAAACAATAGGGTTTACCAGAAAGAAACAAAGTGAATTTTTACTTAGTCTGTTGGCTAGGTATTATTCTAGGAGGCACTTTAAACATGGATTTTTACGGAGATAATCAAAGATGGTGGATAGGAACTGTCGAAGAAGGTAGTGGTGCAGGAACTGACCCTATTTGTCTCGGTAGAGCTCGAGTACGTATCGATGGAATACACGGTCCTGATATATCTTTAAATGATCTTCCTTATGCTCAGTGCTTACTTCCTGTTACAGGTGGTGGCACATCTGGTGTAGGTGAAAATCCACAATTATTACCTGGTTGTAGAGTTATGGGATTCTTTTTAGATGGTACCACTTCACAGTTACCGACTATATATGGATGTTTGCCTCATGTCGGTATTCCAAGTATTACTCAAAGCGAAATTATAAATGAAGCAAGAACAGTAATAGTACGAAACAAGGGTACTGATCAGACCTTGGAAAGCTCTAACGACACTTTAGGCCGAGGGTACACTTTCCCTGACACAGTACAAAACCCGGACGGAAGTGCGAGTACAGGTACAGACGGATCAGGTCAAACTCAAAGAGGACAACAAAATAATCCAAACAGAGGTGGTGGTGGTACATCAGTTGCTCCAACAGAATTTGTATCTACTGCAACCTATAGTACACGTGCAACTATCGACTTCGATAATATAAGTAAAATCTGGTATTGGTTTGAAGCAGCCAGAAATGGCCTTTATAGACCACATCATATTGCAGGTATCATAGGAAATTTAATACATGAAAGTGGTAGTAATAAAAACTTAACAATATCTACGACAGTAATATCTGCTGTAGAAGGTGAAACCTCTCAAGGAATTGCACAATGGAATCCGGACTCAGGCGGTACTGGCGGTAGGTTGGGTGACCTAAGAGATTACGCTAGAGATCAAGGCCTTGATATGTTTGATTTATATACTCAAGTAGCATTTATTGATCATGAATTGCATACACATGACTATTTAAATGATGAATTTTTTGACACTCAAGATACTGAACAGGCAACTGCGCATTTTACAAGAAATTATTTAAGACCTACGTGGTGCCGAACAGGTAAAACAAGTCAAAGGTCAGAAACACGGATAAACGATACATCTGTGGAGAAACCTGATGGCACTTTTGTTACAAACACATGTGAACCTTTTACAAATCCAGATGGCACTACACAAACTTTGCGATATCCAGAAGGAAACTTTCCAAGTGGCAAAGGTTTTATTAGGGCTGGTGAAGAATCGCGATTAAAAGTTGCAATCCGTATTTACAACAAATTTACTCAAGGAACTAATCCGTAATGGCTACTATTTCTCCAGACACTTTAACAGCAGAACTTCGCTTACGTGAGAAAAGCCAAAACTATGGCGGTATAGATGATGCTATTGTTAAAGCAACGAACGAAACAAATGCGGCTCGAAATGCGGTAGGAGGCAATGCACTCGGTGAAATTAAAGCCGGTCTTGAATCCATGATTGGAGTATCTAATAATCTAGTAGAAAATGCAGAATCAACTGCCAAGACAGTGATCGCAAAAGTAAAACCAAGTGGTCATGGTATAGAAGCCAATTTAAAGCCACTTTTAACTGATGCAGAAATCGCATCACATCAGGCTGTGTTGAAGAATGCTGCTGTAGATATTAGTGCAATTTTTGGACCTGCTATAACATCACTGACAGCTGCTTCTAAAATGAATCATAAAATATTTACAGATTTTAGCCCAGAAGCTGCAACAACTGCATTAAAGAAAGCCGGTGGTCTTCTGAGCAATCTTCCATTGAAAGATATGCAAAAGAATTTGGTTCCTGAAAAGTTTAAAGATATTGTTGAAACTGCAGTAAATAAAATAGAGATAAAAGAAATACAAAAAGATATTGATAATACACTTGCTGCTGTCAAGACCGAACTTAAAAAAACAACAGATGGTGTAGATAGCGGCAATTTACTCAAAGATATAAGTGAAGATGTGTCAAGAAATCTAAGTACTACAATCGGAAGTTTTGGAGATGAGTTTACACGATTAAAATCTTTGCCAATTATAAACGATTTGTTAGGCGGCTTCAATGCATTAGGTTTAGATAAAGCAATATCTACATTAAAAATAGATCCTTCAATTCTTACAAAAGCCGGATCACTTGGTATCGGAACTAATATCGGTAGTCTAGTAGATATGAAAGGCTTTCTCAAACAGATGGACAAGCTCGCTCCTGATCTTGCAAGTCTTACTACGGCATTAAAAATTAAAACAGATACTGCTATTACTACATTAG